GAGGCATGAGTGCATTGTATAGGGTTCTAAACAAATAAACCGGACTTATAAAAAATAATTCTTATCAAGAATGCAACATTGATAGGAAATTTAAATCACCTAAGCAAGCGTTTGTATAGTAGAATGCACCGATGACAAAGCAAGAAGCGATTGAACGGGCAGGTTCACAATCCAAGCTGGCAAGGCTTTTGGGTGTGACCAGAGGTGCTGTTTGGCAGTGGAAAACGCTGCCTCAAGGCAGGCTCTTTCAACTTATGGTCATCAGGCCAGAATGGTTTAACCGGCTATAATTTTTTTTGAAACCCAGCTAGGTCTGAAGTCATGAGCAGACCGAAAAGTGAACCCACCACCTGCTGACGTTTCTTTTTCAGTGGGTTTTGCTGGGAGCTTAAATGCACTACTACCGACATCACATTGGTGACTTTTTAAAAGACACAGGCCATCTCAGTAATGAGCAAATGGGCATCTATCTGCGGATGCTTTGGAAATACTATTTAGATGAAAAGCCACTGCATGATGATTGCGAAAGCATTGCGTTTGCTATGCGGTCGGATGAAAAAACGGTGCGTTTAATTTTGCGTCATTTCTTTGTTTTACAGGATGATGGATGGCGGCACAATCGTTGTGACAAAGAAATCGCAGACTTTCATGGCAAGAAGGAAAAGGCAGCAAACAGTGCAAATGCAAGGTGGAATGGTGAAAAGTCTATGCGAACGCATACCGAACGCAATGCGGATGCACCTGTTTTTAATGCTAACCATAAACCAATAACCATTAACCAAGAACCAATTAAAGAATATATATGTCCACCTGAAGGTGAACTTGCCCCAAAAATTCCTGATTGCAAACACTCAGAAGTCATCAGCCTGTACCACCAGCACTTGCCGACACTGCGAAAGGTTGAGGTTTGGAATGCTGCCAGACAGGGCTATCTCAGGCAGCGATGGCGTGAAGTTGCTGAGGAGTTGTCAAAGTCATAAGCGATTGACAGCAGCAATGTTCTTGGTTGGTGGGGTGAATTTTTCCAGCATGTCGGGAAGTCCAAGTTTTTAACAGGGAGGGTAAACAGCAAGGACGGCAGGGCATTTACTGCTGATCTTGAGTGGATTCTGAAGCCAAGCAATTTTGCAAAAATCGTAGAAGGGAAATATCATGGCACTTGATGCTTTCAAAAAATACAAACAAGAAGACTTAGAAATCGTTGGTTGTCCAAAGCCTTGTTCAATATGTCATGTCTTGACTGACCACAGAGATTTAATGAGCAATGGTGCAAGATGCTTTGCTTGCTATGACTCTTACTGCAGACAGCCTTCTACGGCAGAGCCAAAAAAATATCTTGATGACCCGAAAGGTTGGGCAAGGCGCATCATTGATAAACACGATGCAGGTTTGCCCGTTTCTAGAACATCATTGGAAATTGCTAAAAAGGCTTTGGCTAAGCACCATGAGGGGCAATTTTAATGAACTGCCAAGAAGCAAACAAACTTTTGGACAAGCTCCGTGAAGGACAGAAATTCACTTTTGAACAAATCAGCGCCGCCCTTTACGCCACTGGCGACTTACATGACCCAATGCGAAGCCTTGGAATGGAAGAGGCGGCACAAGGTCAAGGTGCAGCAGCTAGGCAAGGTGAAAGCACAGAGTTGGTGGTTGCAAGTGAAGGCCGACATTCTCAGGATTCGTGGACAGGATGGTCTCGATACCTTGATTGCAGAAATGAACAGGCAGCAACATGAGGCATGCGGCAAGGATTGATGCCAACCAAGCACAAATTGTTAGCGCACTTAGGGCAGCTGGCGCTTATGTGTGGATCATTGCGCTGCCAGTTGACCTTTTGGTTGGCTACAAAGGTCAAACATTCTTGGTTGAGATCAAAACAAACGCTAAAAAGCGTTTAACGACCCTACAAGGCGATTTTTTTAACAATTGGTCTGGTAGTACCTTGGCAAGGATTGACAGCCCTGACGCCGCCCTACGCATGATTGGAGTGTTGAAATGAAACCTGAAGAAGCCGCCGAAAGCATACGCAACAAAGCCCCAGCCTACGGCGAAGCCAAAGCGCAGCGGGTGTATCTTGAAGAATTCCGCAAGTCTAAAAAAGCCCTGCTTATGAAAGATGCGCTGAAATTAGGGGTTGAAGCTGCAAATGCTCAGGAGCGCGAAGCCTACGCAGACCCTGCTTATCACCAGTTGCTCAAAGGTTTGGCGTTGGCAATTGAACAAGAAGAAACGCTAAAGTGGGAGCTGGAAGCGGCAAGGCTTGATATAGAAATCTGGCGCACAAGGGAAGCAACAAACCGGATGCAAGATAGGGCGCACCAATGATTGCAAAGCACCTCTATGTCAGAAGCAAAAAGCTCTTAAAGCTGGTTGCAAGCCTTGACTGTCAATGCTGTGGGTCTGGTGAGATGGTCCAAGCTGCCCACACCAACTGGGGAGGCGGCAAAGGCAGGGGCATCAAGGCTGATGATAACTTGGTGGCTGCACTGTGCCTCAGATGCCATTATGAGATTGATGCAGGGGCAAAATTATCAAAAGACGAAAGACAGCTAACTTGGAAGGCCGCGCACCATAAAACTGTTCGGGCGCTGACCAATAGTGGGCGATGGCCTGTTGACATACCTATACCTTTAATAGCAGAATAGGGGCGCTGACAAGCAGTTGCCAGCTTTAAGGGCTTCGGCCCTTTTTTTTAAGGACACTATGAACCCAGCAGATAAAGTTGAAAAGTGGAAGATAAATAAACTTATCCCCTATGCACGGAACGCACGCACTCACAGCGATGAGCAGGTTGGCCAGCTTGCGGCAAGCATCAAAGAGTGGGGCTGGACTACACCTATTTTGGTAGATGAGCAAGGCGGCATCATTGCTGGGCATGGCCGTACATTAGCAGCCCAAAAGCTAGGCATAACCGAAGTTCCAGTAATGGTAGCTAAAGGATGGTCCGATGCTAAGAAGCGCGCCTACATTATTTCTGACAATAAATTAGCATTGAATGCTGGTTGGGATAATGAAATGCTAGCGCTTGAGTTGGCTGAAATTAAAGACCTTGGCTTTGACCTTGACTTAACTGGTTATAGTGCTGGAGAAATTGCTGGATTAACTTTTAAAGAAAAAGATTTATATCCTGATTCAAGCACGCAAGAAATTGACCCAGATGACTACAATATGGGACATCAATGCCCTAAATGTGGATTTGAGTTTGATGATGATAAATAAACCAGATTGCGCATGGAACCTTGCAGACTTAGCTTCTGTTCCTAAAAACGGATTAAAGGTGATGAGCACCTTTGCCTGTGGTGGTGGCTCTAGCATGGGCTACAAACGCGCAGGTTGTGACGTAATTGCAGCCAATGACATTGACCCAGAGATGGCTTGGCACTACAAGTTAAACATCAACCCCAAGCACTATTTCCTTTGTCCTATTGGTGAATTGATGGAAAAGGAATTGCCAGAAGAGCTTTATAACTTAGACATTCTTGATGGTTCTCCACCTTGTTCTACTTTTAGCATGGCAGGCAGCAGAGAGAAGGCATGGGGCAAAGATAAGCATTTTCGAGAAGGCCAAGCAAAGCAAGTTCTATCTGACTTGTTCTTTGATTATCTTGACTTGGTAGGGAAGCTCAAGCCAAAGGTAGCCATTGCTGAGAACGTTAAGGGAATGCTGATTGGCAATGCCAAAGGTTATACAAAGCTGGTAATGGCACGGTTCAAAGAGTTGGGTTATCGTCCACAGTTGTTCTTGTTGAATGGTGCTGATTGTGGTGTTCCACAAAGACGTGAGCGGGTTTTCTTTGTGGCTATTCGTGATGACATTGAAGTTCCACTTTTACAACTTGCACCAAAACATCGATGGATTAGCGCTGGTGAAGCAACACAAGATTTACAAGTTTTAACTGTTAACGAAATAAAAGAAACAAAACCAGCAGAAACAGATATTAAATTTTGGCCGGGAACTAGACCAGGAAATAGCTATGCTGATGAATGGTTAAGGTTAAAAGGCAAGCCATCAGGTTTTAATACAATTAGACTAAACAAACAAAGACCAGCATCAACAATTACTGCAACAGATTGCAGTAGACATTGGGATAAGTGCCGAAAATTAACTTATCGTGAGTGGCAACGTCTTGGCTCATTCCCTGATGACTACCAAGCTAAATCAGACAAGATCGGCAAGTACATGATTGGGATGAGTGTTCCTCCTAAAATGACTGAACAGGTTGCTCGCGCAGTGATTGACCAATGGCTTTTACCTAAGGTGAAGTAATGCCAAAACTTGAAAAACCCATTCTTAAAAACAAGAATACAAAAATTGTGCCAACTAAAGAGCACGACCTAAACTATGGCGGTGCACGGGAAGGCGCTGGCAGACCAGCCTTTGAGCCAACAGCAGCCGAGCGCAAACAGGTCGAAGCATTGTCCGGTTACGGCTTGCCGATTGACCAGATAGGCGCTCTGGTGCGAGATGGAATCAGCGTAGATACGCTACGGGCGCACTTCAGCGCAGAGCTGCAGTCAGGCAAGGCAAAGGCCAATGCCCAAGTGGGTAAGACCCTGTTCAGCAAGGTGATGGCTGGCGACACGACTGCAGCAATCTGGTGGAGCAAGACCCAGATGCGCTGGGCAGAAACCCAAAAGCATGAGGTGACAGGGGCAGACGGTGCGCCCCTAGAGTTCCGCGAAATAAGGAGAACCATTGTCAAGCATGAATGATGTGCTGGACTTGGCAACCCCAGCGTGGGTGCTGCCCTTGCTAGAACCTGCCCGATACAAAGGCGCATGGGGTGGTCGAGGCTCTGGCAAGTCTCACACTTTTGCCGAGTTAATGATTGAAGGTCATATACTTGACCAAAAGCGCAGAAGCGTTTGTG